GGTTCATTGATTTTCTCCATCCACTTCAAATTGCACAATAAGATTGTCAATCATTTGATTTACACGTTGATTCCACAATTGAGAATCAACATTTTGAGGAAATGGAATCAAAGCACTTTGAGCAATTTTGACTGCCAAGTGAAAACATCTTTCTTTTTCTTTTTGTATTTCGTCATTTATATTCATTTTCAGTTCTCCAGTTAATGAAATTTCACTATATCAGATATTTTGATAAAAAGTAATAAATTTTGTTAAATTGTGATATATTGTAGGAACTAACCAAATTTAGGTTAGCAACTGTAAAACTGTAAATAGGAGCATATATGACAAAAGTTGTAACTGGAAAAGGTAGATTTTCCTACCTCAATTGGGCAACTGCCAAAAAGAATGAATTGTCTGGTAAAGAAGAATTTTCTACAGAATTTTTAATTCCTAAATCCGATACGGATACCATTGCCAATCTTAAATCTGCAATGAAAGCAGCACTTGATAAAAAGTACAATGGCAAATATCCGCCAAACCTACGCAATCCATTAAGAGATGGGGATACTGAAGTAAAACAAGATGGCTCACCACTCGGTGCTGAATATAAAGGGCATTACTTTATACGATGCAAATCGAATGAACAGCCAGGGGTTGTGGATGAAAATAGGCAATCAATTTTAATTGCCAATGAATTTGTCTCTGGAGATTATGGCAGAGTATCTGTAACTGCTTATGCGTATAGCCAAGTAGGTAACAATGGAGTTGCATTTTGGCTTAACAATATGCAGCGATTGGAAAAAGGTGAGCCATTAGGCACTAAATCTTCTGCTGTTGATGATTTTGGCGGATCATCTGCACAACCCAATAACGGAATACCATTTTAAGGGAATTGGGGAGCAATCCCCATTTACTGATTATGGATGACTTTAAATTTGCAATTACCGCCAATGGGGTTTGGATCTGCTTTACTAGAGAACCAGATATATTTAATATTCAAGAAGCTAGGAAAATTTTAGACACATTAACAGATCAATTAATACAAAAGGAAATCAATGTATCAACACCTCATCAATAAATATGGAGTACGTTTAACTCTTGCAGAAGTATCGGAAATCTTAAAAGTTCCGATTAATACTTTGTACAACAAAAGAAGCAATAATCTTTTGCCATTTAGAACCTATAGGGATGGACTAAGAATTTATGCCAATACAGAAGATGTTGCAAATCATTTGGAAAATAATACAAATGATTAAATTTGCCATTGTTTTTAGTCTATTGATTTGTGGCTTTGTGATTTTGCTAAGTATGATTCCAAATAAAGCCATCTATGATTGCAATATGATTAATACTCCAAACAGAGTAGATATACCAATCAAAGTAATTATTGAATGTCAACAAAGAGGGGTTTGGGCTAAAAAATGACAAATAACGATCAAAAACTACTAACACAATTACTTAATCGGGGCATTATGGACGATGAAATTATTAAGATGATGCAACATAATTTTTCCCAAAAAACCAAAAAAATGATTAAAGACATGGGAAATAAATATTGTTGCCATCCTTCCAATGCTCCGCAAAAAGGGCAATACGGTATTTAAACCATTGATGTGGCAATTGATTTTACTTCTGCCACTCGATTAAGCCATCCTTTGCCAAAAGTATCAAAAGTCTTTAATGACCGATAAAAGTTTTCTTTGAGTTCACTAAATTTGGCAATGGTATCTAAAACATTGGCAGACTGAATCGATGCCATTGTGCCAGATCCTATAATGCCATCTGCAGTTACATTAACCGCTTCTTGAATCAATTTGGCTGCTCTGCCACAACCCATATTGACCGATGCATCAAATACGCAATAATCAATCCCAGATGGCATATTATCGCAATGGCATTTATCCCAATATAGTTGCTTATATAGATCATATACATCTTGATCTGGAATCGCTTTGAGTTCATCCTTGGTGATATATTGATTTCTTTTCCACTCGCGATATACCGCCAATGTAATGCCTTTCATGGTGGCACCCCCAGGATCTTGAGGATTATCCGACCATAGCCCTTCTGATTTAAGAACGTGATTTAATGCTGTTTGATAATTAGTATTCATTTGATTGGTGTGGAATTGTGGATCATGTCATCTTTTGCCTGACTGCCAGCAGATGAACCAAAATAAAAAGAAATTATGCCAACCCACGCTGTTGACAATGAGCCAAGCATTACCATTAATTCATCCGATTTTTGAGCATAGCCAACCATTAATGCAGTCAAAATGCCAAAAAACCCAATAGTAACTCCAGCAGCTAAAAAAGCTGGAACAATCGATTTAGTGGCAGATTGCATATCCCTTGCTGATTTACGATCATCAACTGCTAATTTCTCAAAATCTAGTCCTAATTCTTGTGCCTTGGCTTTTAAAGCTATTTCAGCCTGTTGCACACTTGCAATCTGTTCTGCCGTTAATTTGCCCGATTCAATGGTTTTTTGAGCATCTTCCTGGCTAATTCCCATAACATTGGCAATTAAACCATAAGCCATTGTGCCAAATGGTCCACCAATGGCAGTTGCTATCGTTGGGGCAATTAATTTTAACCAATCCATAATCAATCCTTTAACAAAATAATTAACATCATACAAATGAGTGCAAACATTGTCCACCATTTAAACAATTCATCATCCACGCACAATATCCTTTTTGGTTCTAACAATTACTTTATGATCTTTATCAAACTTTGGTTTTGCTACTTTTATTTTTTCCAATTCTTTAATTTCAAAATGCAAATAAATAACATACGACCAGATTGCTAGTTCTATCAAAAATACTGCTAACCAGTATTTAACCCAGTTCATACTAAATTAAAATAAAACAACAAACAAGTAATAATGAATGCTGCAAACCAACAATAAAACTGTACTCTACGGACATCTTCCAATTTATGCCCATAATATTTTTTGCTTTCTTGATGTTCCTTTTCTACAACAGCTTTTAATTCTAAAACCTTGCTCCATTCTTTAGCACCATACTTAGCCTTAAATTCTTTTTCAGCTTCATTTTCTGCTTGAATAATGGCACTCTGATTTTGATATTCTTGAATGGCTCGATAAATCATCGAGTTTTCCATTGCTTCTTCATACACTTTATGCTTTTTTCTTGCTTCTAATTCCTGTAAAGCAACTTCAGTTCCATCACGCTGTATATTCTCAATGGACTTGGTAAGTTTTTTACCAGCTTGCCGACTTTGTTCTAAACTATCTGCTAGAGAGCTGGCACCTTCGGCAATAGGATTAAACTCAGCCATATCATTTAATAAGATTTTTTAAATGGTCTAACAAAAAATCTTTACCAAATAAAACAGAAGCTATTACTGCATATAAAAGATATTCAATGCGCTGCATACGTTTAGAACCTTGCTCAAAAGAATCTAAGATGCCTTTATATCTTTCAGCACATACTTGCTCATGTGCATTCAATCGTTTATCCGTATCAATAATAATAGATTCCATATCCATTTAGAATGTTCCAGTTGTGCCATTGCGCCCAAATATATTGCCAATAATAAGCCAATTTGATCCATCGGATTGTACAGTTACTCCACCCCATTGATTACTTAATGCATACGTTGTATTGCCATCAATGGTCTGGCTTGATGTTGTGCCAATGGTTACAGCATTGGTGGATGAATCGGTTTTCTTAATGACGTATGTTTTGCCAGATATACCTACTGCTGTTGGTAGGGTTAAAGTAAAAGCAGCACTTGTGGCATTACCTAAAATAGTAGAATCGGTACTGGTTAATGTATAGGCAGATGTTTTAGTTGATAATGATGGAAATGCCCATGCAGTATTTGTTCCATCGCTAATTAAATATTTACCACTATTATTTGTTTGACTTGGTGCCAATGCGTTAAATGCTGCATTAGCTGTTGTTTGCCCTGTTCCGCCATTTGCTATTGCAATTGTTCCAACAATATTACCAGCTTGAACTGATAAATTGCTTTTATTTACATATATTGCACCTGTTGATGAATTAACATAAGCAACAATACCTATTTTTATTGCGTATCCAGTTGGTGGTATTGTATTTTGATAATATCCAGCAGAATAAGGGGATAAATATAAAGTATCTCCAACAGTATAACTGCCTGTATTTAAACCTTGAATTAATCCAATTGTAGTTACATAACCAGCTGTACCATTTGGAATGTTTTGATTAGCCAAACCAATAACATTACCTGTAGTTAAACTATTTGCAATTGCTAATGCTACATTTGGATAACTATATCCACTACTTGTAGATGTAACATAAACTGGCTGACCTATATTAATCTGTGATCCAGAATTGTTATAAACCTTTAATTGGATTTCTTGACCAATATGAACCGTATTATTTGTTACATCGTTATAGTAGGCTAAAGCATTTTGAGTGCTGTCATACCATAATCTACCAGCTGCATAAGCTGGTGAAGTAGTTGGAGTATAGTCCTCATAATCTGCAATAACGCAATGCGATAATGATGGAGTATTGCTTAAAACACTATTGCCTGTACCAGTTGAAGTATTATTTACCCATTTTGTGCCGTTATACAATAATGTTTGATTAGCACTTGGAGTTGTAATAGTGGTATCGCCTAAACTCGATAATACTCCTGCACCAATCTGTACAACTGAACTGCCATTATTTGTATAAAACTTTAAATCTGTTGAATTAATGGCAATTTCACCAGATACAATATCCGATGTAGTTGGTACTTTGCCAGCGACACTTGAACGCTTAGGCTTAATAATGTTTGACATAGCAATGTCCTAATTAAAAATTAAAATGTACCACCATCCACATTAATGGAATACTGGGTTGCACTTGTAATCTGACCTTGAGCATTAATAACCAATTGCATTGTAGTGGTGCCATCGGTAGTGCCATAGGTTCCAGCAGATACCGCAGTATTGGTAATACTGAACTGACTACCAGTCAGCGTCAGCCCTGTACCTGCGGTGTAAGTGCCAGCACCAGAGAACTGAACCCAAGTAACT